CCCGCCGTGTCGCCGCCGATGACGTAGGGGCGCCCCGGCACCGGCTCTTCGTAGATCGTCACCGCGCCGTCCGGATCGTCCACCCACGCCCAGCTCTCGAGGTGCACGCCGTCCTCCTTGACGACGTTTTCGAAGTAGCCGCGCCTCGGCTTCTTTGCCCGCTCGACGATGAGCAGCCGCTCGCTCACCTTTTTCGCGTCGAACACCGTCTTGCCCGTCACGCCCCACTGGCCGAGGCAATAGACCTGGTAGTAGTACTCGTCCGTCTCTTTGAAGGCTTCGAGCGTCGTGATGGCCTCCGCCGTCAGAAAGCGGTTGTCGAGATACGTGCTCTCGTGCACCGTCGCGCGCGGGTCCTTGCGGTCGAAAAACCGCTTTTTCAGCCAATGTGTGATGCTGATCGGGTTAAAGGTCAGGATCATTTGCAGGTAATAGGGGAAGTCTGTGCGCAGTCGGATGTCCAGCTGGTCGAAGTCCCCCTGCTCCAGCTCGCTCGCTTCCTCGATCCAGATGCCCGTGATGTCGTAGATCGACTTGAGCTTTTCCACGTCGTCGAGGCCCGCGAACAGGATCTTGCTGCCGTTCGCAAACGAGATGCTCGTGTCGCTCTTGTTGACCTTTGCCCCGCTCTCGGGGTAGAAGTCGGATATCTGCCCGCGCAGCTGCTCAAAGCAGCTCTCGCGCAGCGTCCGCGCCACCTTGCGGCACACCAGCCAGCGGTGCCCCGGCTCGCTTGTCACGCGCTCGAGCACCTTGCGCCCCGCGAAGATCGACTTGCCGCTGCCGCCGCCGCCTTTCAGGACGAGGTAGCGGTGCCGGTCGAACAGCAGCGGCAGGAAGTGCGCGTTGTTCGTCGCGCGGAAGTCCCGCCACCACAGCGCCACCTCAAGCTCTCGCTCATAGGTCCGCGTCTTCGTCGCCGCCATCGTGCTCAAACTCCTGCATCAGCTCGCGCAGCATCGCTTGCCGCTCCTCGAGCGGGATGCTCGCCGCCGTCACGGTCTTTGTCGCCCGCTCGCCCAGCTCGACCTCTTTCTTCTCGCTGTAGCCGTAGTTGTTCGTCAGGTTGAAGAGGATTCCTTTCAGGTCCTTGCCCGGCCGCGTCAGCATCTCGTGCTCGTTCCAGGCCTTCATGCGCTCGCGCACCCGCTCGCCGACGGCCGCGAATTCCTCGCTCTTGCCCATGTACCGGCTCCACGTCGCCCGGTCGATGCGAAGAAAGGCACACAGCTCGTGCATGCTCGGCGGGATGATGTACTCCGTCACCTCGACCTCTTCGCCCAGCGTGTTTTTCACCGGCACGGGGATGAGGATCACATGGCCCTTGTCGTCGCGCTTGCCGCTGTCCACCATTTCCGTGACCTTCACGCGTCGCGTGATCGCTGCGAAATAGCGCTCGCAGGCCTTGCCCAGCGTTGCCGCCGTGTATTTCTTCTGCCGCGCCATCCGCACCCCTCCCCTCGGCGCGCTTGCCTTGTTTTCAAAAAGTGTAGCAAATGCAACACGTCACGAACCGTCAACTTTCGGGCATGAAAAAAGAGCCGCAATCCCTTGCGGCTCTAAGCGTTTCGGCATTTCCTCGCGCGCGCACGCGCGAGAGCATGCACGCAGCGCGCCCAGGCTCCCCCGCGCGCGTCGTCGTGTTGCGTTTTCTGTTTTGTTATTCCCGTTTCGCTCTCGATGAGCGTTCTTTTCTGATCTTGCCCACCTCTGGCAGAATGTAGCGTATGTACTGCGGCATGCCTGGCGCCCATCCGGCACGGAATAGCAGCTGCCCGCCGCGCGGCACGCTCAATTCAGCGCCCGACAGCGCCGCGCGATCTTTCGGCTGCGGCAGCGTCAGGTTACGGCTCGGGCAGTATTTTTTCTCGTCCGGCACGTAGCGCACCTGCACCAGCAGGTAGTGCGCAAGGCCGAGATAATCCACCTCGTCATACAGGTGCTCGCAGTGCGTCCCGCCCGCCGTCCACTTGCTGCGCGCGATCTCCATCGCCTCCGCGTTGACGACCACGTGATGATGCACGCGCACATATTCGCCCGTCTTGCCGTCCAAATCTGCCGTCACCGGCACATAGCGGAACGGCACCCCTGCCGCTTTGCAGGCGCGCCTCGTTCTTCTCAGCCATAGCTTGAGCTGCCGGTTCGCATTCTTCCAGATCGTTTCGGGGTCCTCCGTCCCGCCGCCGAGCTTTGCAAAGGCTTCGTCCGTATAGCTCAGGCGCATCAGGTGATCTGCGCAGCTGAAATTTTCATTCAGCAATCGAGCCAGATGCTTTTCCGCGTTCGCTTCATTCCGCTGCTGCTGCTTGATGTCGCTTTTGAGCTTTCGCTGCGATCGCGTCGGCTTCTCGCCCGGCACCCAATATTTGATTTTTTCGCCCACGGCGCCCGCCGTGTACGTTCGGATGACCCAGTAGCCCTCTGTCATGCTTTCGCCCTCCATCGCCATTTTCGCCATTTGGGGAAGATGGTTCTAAACTCAGCGCTCAAGGAACCCCGATAACGCGCACGCGCGCGTTATCGTTAATCTATTTAATGTGTGTTCGGCCTTCTGTGCGCCGTCGCGCCCTTTCGGCGGCAGCGCACACAGGGCCGAAGCCCTGTCACAGTCTCCGCGGGAAACCCTCGTAATACTTCCGCACGATCCGCTCGAGCGTCGAGCGGGAGAGGCTGTGCTTCATGCAGATGTACGTCGCGTTCGCGTCCGTCGTCACGAATTCGAAAAGTGCCCGGTAGTAGTCCCCGCCGCCGCACTCCATACACAGGTTGAGGATCTTCCGCTGCGCCTTCTCCGGCATCTCTCGATACAGCAGCGATGAAAAATAGATGTATCCCTGCCGTTCATAGCTCACCGGCACGCTCTTTTTGTATCGGAACATCGCTCTCTCCCCTCCTCTCCCGCTCTTTGTCCGTCAGAAGCGGAAATACTCTTTCATGCAGCGCCACACGTTGCGCCACGGATGCGCCATGCACCACTTGAGGCTTTCGTGATAGTCCTCCTTGATGCTTCTCTCGGTCTTGATCGTGTGCAGCGCCGCGCACAGCAGCTCTTCCTTGCGCTTCGCGTGCGTCTCCGCCTCGCTCAGCTGCGCCCTGACGCTGTTCATCTCTACCGCAGTCGCGCGCGCGTTCTCTTCCGCGGCCTTGAGCTCCACCATGCGCTCGCCGAGCTGCTTTGCCAGCTCGCGGCTTTCGTTCTTTGCCTTCTCGAGCGCCTTCATGTCCTCTCCGTGCACCTCGAGCGCCTGGTCGCGCAGCACCTTCTCTTCATCGATGCGCGAGCGCAGGATCGCCGCCGAATGGTCCGCGCTCTTATACTTCGCGGTGACCTCTTCCAGCGCCTTTTCATTCTCCTCGAGCTTTTCCGTCAGCGTGCCGATCTCTCTACGCAGCTTTTCATTTTCCTCGGCCAGTTTTACGCCGTCCTTAAAATGTGCCGCCGCCTCGGCTTCCGCCGCTTCCTGCTTTTCCGCCGCTTCCTCGATCATTTTGAGCATCTGCTCCTTCGTGACCTTTTTAATGTTGATCTTCTGCATCGCTCAGCCCTCCACGATCATCCAGTCGTCGGCCAGCATATCCGCCTGAGATGCGAGCCAGCCAAGCTGCACGCCGCTCGTACCAACAAAGGCCAGCGCATTGTTTCCGATGGCGTTGTGATTCACATTGACGTGGAACCCTCCCTTCGTTAAATAGCTGATGCAGCAAGCAAGTTCGACATGCTGGTTCTTGCCGTTCCAGCCCGCGCGGGCGATCTTCATGCCCTTCTTCGCCGCCTCGATGGCGAGACCAAAGCTCATACCGTCAGTCGGGCGATACGCCTCTTCAAATACCTGCTTTGGGCTGAAAGATTCGTATCCGTCAGGGTAGCGGACTTTGTAGCCGTCTTCCTCGGGCTCCATGCTTCTCGGGATGGGCTGGGTCTTCTCGTAAACTTCGCCGCCCTTGCGGATAGCCGGTACTGCCTCGATAAGTTTCGTTCCGATGTACTGTTTCATGGTTCTGTTCCCTTTCTTTTTTCGCCCGCAGGCGTGATTAAAGATGTAACTGCTCGTGCTCGCGCGGCTTCTCGACGAGGATCTTCGCGACCTTCACGTCGCCGTAGCGCTCAAGGTCCATCGCCGCGCGCTCCTTGATGCCCTGAACAGCGCTCTCCGGCACGTCGGCCTGTAAAATAAACGTCACCTTCATGCCTTTTTCTCCATTGCGCCCAGGTCGCTGAGCCCCCGCTCAATGACGCGCCACACGTGGATGTCGACCATCAGCCCGTCCACGACGATCGCGCGCAGCGTCTCGCGGCTCACGTTCCCGCCGCAGGCCGTGCTCACGCGCTCCGTCCACCCCGGA